CTAGGTGCCGGTCTTCGCCTCAGCGATCAGGAAGGCGATCTCTGCCTCTCGTCGGGCAACGAGACCTGGAAGTACCTTGCCGCCACCATAGACCCACCGACGCAACTCCTGACCGGCAGCAAGCCAGTCTCGCTGGTTGATTCGCCGACGTAGCGTCGACGTCTGCAACCGTCCGGCACCGAGGTTGAACGTGAAGTCCACGATGGCCGCGAGCCGTCCTTCGGACTCGGTGGCCAACACCGGGCAATAGCGCAGCGTAGCGGCGAGTGCCTTGCGCAGGTCCTGACGCAAGTAGGCCTCGCCCTCTTCCTCGTTGATCGGTGGATGGTCTGGCTTGCACAAATGCCCGTAGCCGATCGTCCAGTAGCCGGCCGGACAGATATATGGATAAGCGCGGCGCAGTGGATCTGATTTGGGGACCCTGTGGAATCCCTCAAAGCGTTTCGTCAGTGCGATGGCGGCCTGGGGAGGCTGACTCATGGCCTCACCCGGTCGAACACGCGCCCGATGAACCAGAAGTTCAGCACGCCGGCCCATAGTGCCTGATCGGCTTCAGTCCAGGCATGGAGAATCGCGACGCCCCAGTCTGCGCCGCCTTCGATGGCAGCCGCGAAGGCGGCTGTCTTGGCGGCGCAGTACAGCGCCATGAACCAATAGGTGATGACAGGTCGGACGCTGCTCGACAAAGCATCGGCCCAGCGGACACCGGTCTTCTCGCCCTGCGTGCGGACCGCTTCGCGCAGCGTTTCGATGGCACCGACGTTCCATGCCGCATCGGCGCCTGCGCCTATTTCGTCCATGCGCTGCGCACCCCGCAGCTTCTCGAATTCCAGCGCCTTGTCCTGCATCGCCAGTTCGTGGCTGCGCTCGCCCCTGCGGTCGAACCACTTCAGAATTTCGGGCGCGAGACGGAAGGCCCCACCGAGAAGGCCACCGAGCAGGGTCTCGATCATTGGTCACCTCCCATCAGCTTGAGCTTGATGGCGGCGCCGACCAGCAGCGCGGCGAGGATGCCGGTGGTCACGACCTTGATGGTCGTCTGCCACGCTGTGCGGCGGGCGTCGCGCCACGCTTCCAGGAGGTCGCGCAGTTCGCGAATGTCCCGCGCAGCGTGGCCGTTTTCCAGGCCGAGGTGGGACAGCACACGCTCGGCACCGCGTTCGGCGGCGTGGGCGAGCAACTCGTCAAAGTCCTCCTTTCGCAGCAGGAGCATGTTCTCGACGAGCGCGGGTTTTTCGGAATCGGTCATGGGTGGTCTCCAGAAATGCGAAACCCGCCTCGTGGGCGGGTCTCTGGGGTTGGCGAAAGAATGATCAGAGGGCGAGCCCAGGGCTCCAGCCGGTGGCCTTGTAGGCCGAGAGCACACCCTCGTCCTCAATGAAGCAGGTCCAGCCGATCTTCGGGGCGTGGAACGACCATGCTCCTTCAACGCGCGCGGCAATCTGCCCGGCCTTTCCGGTCCACGCGCCGGTGGGGCTGGGTGCCACGATGTAGCGGTCGCCGTTCGCTGGTGTGGTCGGCGGCGCTGCCAAGGTGCGCGACTTCGCCGACAGCTGCAGCACCGCATCGAGCAGCTTCAGGTTCGCATCCATTCCGGTGTTCCATCCCGACTCGCGGGCGGTCCAGCCGTAGTTCACGCCCAGGTTGGGGCCTTGCACTGCTGCCATGTCACTCTCCGTAGGTTGCGCCGTAAAACATGCCGTAGCCCCGGCACTCGGGGATATCGATCTGCTGGGCCTGCCAGCTGGTGTAGCCCTCGCGTACCGACTCCACCTTGACGGTCAGCTTCTCGTTCGGACGATTCAACCCGCTCTCGGAAATCTCGGTGGGTATCGGATAGGTCCAACTCGTGCCGGTCAACCCCGTTTCGGTGTGCTTGAGCGTGCCGGCCTCGCCGTAGATCCGCACGGTGTAGGTCGTGCCGGCCTCCGGACCGATATTCGCTTCGCCTTGCGTTACCAGATAGGCGGTCTGAAGCACCCGGCTGCGGTGCGCCCAGCTGATCGTCACCTCCCCGGTGACGTAGCTGAGGCTGTAGTCGAGGTTATTGACCCGGAACTTGCCGGGTGGATAGGGGCGGATCTGACGTTTTGCGAAGGTGTAGTTGATCGCCGGTGCCGACGCCTCGGCCAAGACGCCCATGCCGGTGGCGGGCAGCACCTTAGCCTGCACTGCTTCGCCACTCAGGTACTGGGTCGCGTTGTAGAACTGCCCGCCCTCGACGAAGTACAGCCGGGCGCCGCCCAAATGCTTCGCCGGCACCGTGTCCAGCACGCCCCGATCCACCGTCACGGTGCCGGCGGCCACATTGACCGCCTTCACTGCGACTAGCTCGCTGCCGACCTGCGCGTAGGTGTTGAGCGTGACCAGATCCAGATCGACCCCGTAGAGCACGTTCAGCACCGTCTCGGTTTGCCAGATGTCATTGGCGAGCACGCAAGAGGGGATGAAGTCACCGACGCCGATCTTCTCGAAGGCCGCCGATCCCTGCCGGGTCAGCACCGCGTAGTTGATCGTTGCACCCGAGGGCCGAACGGTGGAGACGGACAGGAACCCGCCATTCGGATCGATTTCGGCCTGGGCGGCGGCCGATTCTCCCGTCATCTCATGAACAATCGTCCAGTACGGCAGTTCGCTCACCGACACGAAGTTCGCGGCGATGGGCGCTTGCCGGGGGTCGACCCAGCCACTCTCGGCGGGCGCCAGATAAACAGCATCGGGCAAGCCGAACACGTCCTCGACGCAGGTGATCCGCACCCGGCCATCGGCCAGCGTCCCGTAACTGATCTGCGCCACCCGCAGAATCAACTGTTCGATCCGCAGCTCGGGCCAGGAGAATCTGAACAAGTCACCGATGTTGAGGCTGGCGGCCGTGCGGTTGGCCACCAGCGTGATCTTCGCCAGGGTGGACGACAACTGCCGCAAATCCCGCATCGCCAGGCGCGCGGCCAGAGCACCGTTGGCCACACCCTCGTAGCTGACCTTGGCATCCTTGATTTCACCCAATGATCGTTCGATGCCGGCGATGTCCTGCACCGAGATCGACACACTCTTGTCGGTCGTGCGGTCGTGGTAGGACAGCGTGACCTGATTGACCAGTTCCTCCGGCAGCGTGCGCTCGAAGGACTCCAGCCGGATCACGTTGGTCTGGTTCAGCTCCAGCAGCGTCGCCGGTTCGTAGTCATCGCGGGTCAGCTTGAGAGTGAACAGCCCGGTGCGCGGGCTCACGTAGATCGAACCGTCGATGTGCTGCAGGATGCGCTCGATGAAGGCCTCGATGTCCTGCTGCTGGTCCCACAGGATCGAGAGCCCGAAGCTCTCGGCGTAGAGCGTGTCGGCGGCGGCGCGAAACGAGGCGTCGTCGATCTCGGCCGAGCTGTAACCCCGGCCCCAGGTCCGGTCTGTCAGGAACTCATAGATGATGTGCGCCGGATTCATGTCGCCGGCGATGGCGGCCTTGTCCGAATACCACTGCGGCGAACCGTCGGAGCGCCGGATGATCCGCGTGAGCTCGGCGCTCCAGGGCTTGATATAGGGGTTCATCGCCGACAGTTGCGGCTGACGCAGCACCAGCGACACCACGCCCCGGAAAGCCGGCACATTGGCGCCCAGCTTGGAGATGAGATAGTCGTTCTGACCGTCCGAGGCATTGCCCATCACCAGATCCACGGCACCGACGATGCCACCTTCGCGCTCGTCGCCGCCGAACAGGTTCGGCTGATCGATGGCGATCGATCCGCTGGACATCAGCGGCCCCGACCACGCTGTGCGCTCGCCGACCACGATCCTGTTGAGCGAATCGACCGGACCGTGGCACAGCGCCAGATGCATCCCCGCGTAGTAGCGGTAACCGACCGTGACGCTCTTGCTGCCTTTACCGCCGCCGCTCATTCCTTGGCTCCCTCATTCGTTACGGAATGGGCATGCTGCTCGACGTACTTGGCCAGTCGGATGGCCATTGCATCTCCGGTGGCTCGTAGCCAGTCGGTGCTCACCCCCTGCTGGCGAAAATCCTCAAACGTCACGCCGTCACGCGGAAACCATCGGCGCAGCCCAGCGTTGCAGTAGCCGAGAGCCTTGGCATCGAGATGGGTGGCAATCATTTCTTGCCGCCTCCACTGCTCTTGATCGGCGTCGCACGCACATCGCCGAACCAGACACAGTTCGGCTGCTTGATCGTCCGCGTGCCGAAGAGCACCGGGATCGGGCTGTCGGTGGCGGCGACCGGCGCATCGACATCCCCGGGTTGCGGCGTGGTGGTCTTGGGTTTCGGGGCAAGCAGCGACGACAGGACCGTCGTAATCACCCACACGATCAGGTATTGCCACATGGAAAATCCTCAAACTATGGCGTCCCCGGTGAAGGGGTTTTTCAGGGGAATGTAGGGAAAGCCGCCGTAGTTCAGCTGGTTGCCGAACTTGGCGGCGCAGGTCTCGAGCGTGTGGTCACAGCCCGGATACGCATCGAACGCATCTCCGGCCTTCAGGCCAGGAATCGGTGCTGACAGGGTCACCGCGCCGCCGGAGCTAGCGACGATCATCCGTTGTGCCCCGGCGGCCATGAGCCGGCCGCCGACGAACCAGGCAATTGGCTTGGGCAGGAAGACGGACGCGGTTACCTCCAGCCCCGCCACGCTCTCGACGATACCGGCCGTCTTGTAGTCGGCCGCGTTGACCTTGCAGCCGCCGTGGTACAGCGGGTGGCGACAGTTGATCTGGTAATTCGCTCGGCGCCCCGAGCGCTTGAGCGTCGTGAAGATCGGCTCGCAGCGCATCTGCACCGTGACGCCGCCGAACACCACCGACACGACGCGACCTTTCCACCAGGTGATGAATTCCGTTCCTGGGTCGGTCAGGTGCTGGCGAAAGATGGTGAGCGACAGCACCCCATCGGGCGGGGTCACGATGAAGGACTGCACGACACCGATGTCGAGCGCCGCCTCTAGGTTCAGCATCGCGCGCCCGAATTCCTGCGTCTGCTCGATCTCCGAGCGTCGGATCGGCGCCGGGATGTACTTCTCCCCGTTGTAGGTCACGGCATCTCGTGCCGACGTGTAGCACCAGACAGTGGTGCCCAGCGCGAACCGGTACAACTCGACCGGCTGCCCCGAATGGAGGCTCGCCTCAATGCTCTGATAGGTCATCCGTTGATGCTCCGAATGGGCAAGGTCACCCGCGCCACGCTATCCGTCTCGAAGAATATTTCCACGGCATCGCTCTCCAGCCGGGCCAGTTCCAGGAAGCAGACGATCCGCAAGTCCGACGGCGCGCAGGCCCGTCCCAGCGCGGCATCGATTCGCATCCGTTCCACGACCCCGTCCACGAACTCGAAGGCGGTTATCCGGCGCAGGGTCCAAGACCCGTCGTTGTGCAGGAAGGCCACGTCCTGCCGGCCGGGCATGGCCTGGTAGTAGGTGGCGAAGCCCCGGGCCTGGACCAGAATTTCCGTTGCATCGAAGGTGAAGGGCTGGGCGACTTCGAGGCCACGCTCCCAGGTCGGTACCCAGAAAGGCACTTGCCGACCTGCACGGGCGGCGAGCCAGCCCCGCATCGCGGTGAGGTCGGCGCGATCCGGCAGCAGAAACTGGTAGCGGCGCAAGATGAAGGGACGATTCGGGATGTCGATCACGGCCGGCGTACCGGTGTCGTGATCGAACACGTCAACGAGCCTCTGGTAATCGATGCTGACATCCTCGACCCGGTTGGGGTGCCGCAGCAGCGTGTCGTAGGCTCGGTACTGAGTCGGTGAACTCGTCGCCGCCACCGTCGAGGCCAGATCCTCCAGCTCAAAGCGCAGTTTGGCCTGCGAAATCGCCGCCGTTGGCCGGGTGACGGTCTGCTGGGCATGCAACCGTCCCAGCCGGGCCGGTGCGATCCAGGAGCCTTCGGGCCAGTTTCCCAGCGCCGGTCGCTTGAGCGTGATCGTCCCGGAGGTCAGCGACAGGACTTCCAGCGCCTCGGTGGAGCCGGCTGGCAATCCGACGATAGCGAGCCCTCCGGCGTGGTAGTCCAGATCCGCAGTGCTCACGGCCAGCACCGTGTCGCCAGGATGAATCGCGGCTGTGAGCCAGGCCTTGTCGGTCCATACCGGCACGGCATAGACCCGCGACTGCCAGACGTTCATCAGCAGATCCAGTTGCCCGCCATAGCCGTACTCCAGCACGTCGAACTCGAACGAGCGCCGGGGATCAGCACGGAGCCGCACCCGCTGCTCGCCGCCGTCGCGCATCGTTAGCACGTCAGTGAGCCACTCCAGCCGCTCGGTGAAGCCACCTTGCCAGTCCTGCAACAGCCCCATGACCAGCACCCGGCCATAGCTGATCGCCAAATTCCGCGTGCCGCCGGCCGAGAAATGCAGCGTCAGCAGCGTATCGACGAAGCTCGGGCCGTCCAGCGTCGCCGTGACCTCATAGAAGATGTCCTCCAGTCCCCGCATCCTCGCAGGGGGGAAGAACCCCAGGGACAGGCCCTCGGTGTCGCCGTCGAGCTGGAAGATCGTCACCGGGTCGAGGAACGCGTTCCAGACCTCGACGGTACGGGTCGCTGGGATGACGAGGTTACCGAACTCGATCCGAGAAGGCTGGAGGTAGATCCGGTGGTAGTAGTCGTCCGAGAACGAACCGCAGTGCGCACCGGTGTGGGCGATCAGGGCCTCGGGCGAGGGCTGGCCACTGGCGATGACGCCCACCGCGCCGATGATTGCGGCGACGGCGGTGGCCGGCTCGAAATATCCGGGACGACCGAGGTCCCACAAGGCATTCATGCCCGCGCCCGCCGCGCCTCCCAGGATGGCAGAGCTCAAAGCCCCGGCGAAGTCAGGCATTCACACCACCTTGCGGTAGGCCACGCCGTAGTCGTAGCTGATCGGTTCCGCCCCGAGCGTGTAGGCCTTGTTCCAAAGCGGGAAGATCTTCCAGACGTCGGTGCCGAGGGTCAGCTCGTCGCCCGGATTGAAGTTGGCGATGTTCAGAAAGCGCACATCGGGGAACTCGCCGAGCAGCGTCCAGGTGCCGACGTAAGGGGCGCGATTGACGCCCACGTAGCACGGTAGCATCGGTGCCAAGCCGTTGTAGCTCTGGGGCGAGCAGTGATAGGCCAGATCGTGGGCCAGTGAGTTCAACGAATTCTGCGTGGCACCGCCGTTGTAGCCTGCGCGGGTATTAGCCGCGTTGGCATAGCTGGTGCAGCCGTAGGCATCCCCCTGGTCGGTCGTGTACCAACCGACGGAAAGCAGCCGCCAGCCAACCGTCCATCCGTCGATGTCAGCCCGCACGTAGCTGCCGGCATAGCCGTTGGACGCGAGCGCCGCCCGCGACGTTGCCTGGCTATTCGATCCGAACGGAACCATGTGATTCGTTGTGTTGAAAGCGTAGGCTGTGGTCGTGGATGCCTCGACGGGGCAGCCTGCGGTCAGGTACTGGCCACCGGCGAAGGCGCCGTATTTGTTGATGAAGCCAAACGACAGGTGGCGGAAGCGCCCAGGTGTTTCCTCGATCACCAGATGGATGAAGTCGCCGTTCGAGAACAGGTGGTAGGCATACAGGGATGTCGCCATCGGCCCGATCATCACGAACTTGCGGTTGTTGGCCTGCAGGTTGGCGGCCGTGCCGGCAGCGAAGCCGTCGCACGCCCAGGCCTCCAGGCAGGCGTAAGTGCCGCTGACGCCGTTCTTGACGAGCTTTTTGTTGACCGCAAACAGTTGGTAGGACACACCGTTCTTGGTCAGCACGACCCGGTTCGCGATCAGACTCGTTTCCCCCTGGTTTCTGTACGCATCGGAACTGCCCACCGAGGAAACCATCGATGTCGTATCGGCGTGCGCGACCAGGCCGTTCGCCCCATAGCTCCAAAAAGTCATCGTGAAGGTGTCGGTGACATTCGCCGTCCAGCCGTTGGCCACCGCAAAATTCTTGATGGCGGTCAGCAGCGTGTTGATGTCTGCCGACGCGCCGGTGATGTAGGCCATTGAATCGCCTCCAGCCAGTTCTCAGTTGAGTCGAATTGCGGCAAAGCGCGCCGCATTGGTGGAAGTTGCCGCCTGCACGACCAAATGGGATATGCCACCCACTGTCACGGTGTCGCCGGCTGCTACGCCGAAGCCCGGCACGGCAAACACGCCTTGCAGCTCGCCCCAGACGTTGAAGGGGGTATTGCTCGTGCAGTTGTAGAGAATGGCTGGCAACAGCGGACTCGCACCGTTGGGGAGCTGCGTGAGGTTGCCCATGTCGTAGCGCCCGGGGTTGTTCTTGCGCGTTTCCAGGGACATCGCCCAGGGCCAGATGCGACCCGTATAGATGGTGTCGAAACGGTTGGTGCCAACCCAGCCGCCGCTAGGCTGCAGGATCGCTGCACTGTGGCTGGGGTAATCACCGTCGTTACGCCAAAACGCGCTATTGGCAATGTCAAGATCGGCGCTCTGATAGGAGTCGCCACGCGAGGTGTTGGCCCCGATGAACAGTGGATACGGGTACTGGGATGGTGTGCCATAAGGCAGGAAGAAGCCGGCATACAGCGCCCCCCAATAGGCCGAGGACTTCGCCACCACGATAAAGCGACGGCCGTTGGCGACGAACCAGTAGCTGATCGCGCTGTTGAACACTGGCATCCTCGGCACGATGCCCAGCGCACCGGCGCCTGACAGCAGACTGCCCGGTTGACCTTCGGGTGTGCTGATCGCGACGGCGCTTTGCCAGGACTGCGAGCCGAGCACGCGGATCGAATGGGCGGGTGCTGCCGCGTCGGCGAACAGACAGATCTGCACGTAGATCGCATCGCCTGCCGAGGAGCCGGGGCCGCGCAGTTCGACCAGATCCCGTTTCGCATCCGCCATGAAGGTGTTGCGACGCAGCAGGGTCCAGGCCTCGCCCCCGGCGACCAGCGCCGCATCGGCCGTCAAAAACGTGATCAGCTTGTTGAAGAGATCGGCGGCATTCGTTGCCGTGCCGGAAGTCCATGCCATGTTCAGCGTCCCAGAATGTTGCGCACCGACGTGGCGTTGCGCTGGATGAGGTTCATCACCGTGCGCTCGCCGGCGCTGCTGTTGAGGTAGTCCGCCGCCATCGCCGGGTCGATGACATTGACGATGCGGATGTTTTGGTTCGTGGCTGGCTGCGCCGGGGCTTCGGGAACGAGGCCGCCAGCGGCAAAGGCCAGGCGCCCGCTGACCGCACGCGGACCGGCCGACAGACCGTTGATGGCGTCCAGGAACGACAACCCGAGTCGGCTCACCGCGCGGGCATTGACCACGTACTCGCCATGCGAGAGCCGCGCCGGGATGGAGTCGCTGGTCGAGGTCCCGGGACCGGTCACGTAGCCCCCCGACGCGAAGCCGAAAAACGACGAGATCAACGCGCCCAAGCCTCCGGCACTGCCTGCCGCACCGCCGCCCATCAGGCTGCCGAACAAGGCTTCGGCCAGTTTCTGCGAGGCGATGCGGTTGATCGTCTGCAGCACCGAGCGCCCGAAATCCGCGAACGCGTCCTTGGCCAACTTGGCGCCGCTGCCGATGTCCTGGAATAGTTGCGCGAAACCGTCCTGCACCGCGCCATCGATGGCCACCGCCACGTCGTCGACGACCAACTTCACCTGCGCGATCTCGTTCTTCCAGGCCTGCACGCGGGCGACGGCGTCCGGGCCGATGGCCGTGGCGGCCGCCTCCAACTGCGGCAGCAGCGCGTCGAGCGATTGGCCGGTCTGCCGGTGCAGCGCCAGGATCTGCTGGCGGGCCTGCGATTCCGTGAGCAGCCCCGATTGCCGCTGCAGGTTGATCGACTCCTCCGAGGCGCGCATCCGAGAGAGCGCATCGTTGAATTGGCGCTCGTAGTCGGCGAGATCGGCGGCCGCCGCTTTGACGTCGATCAGCCGGCCTACGGTGGCCACACCTTCGGTGTCCCCCTCGGCGCGCAACCGCTCGATCAGGCTCTGGTACTGGCGCTCGATGGCAGCGCGCCGATCCTGGCTGGTTGCAGCACCGGTGAGATCGAGCAGTTCGTCGCGGACCTTGGCCAGCTCTTCACGTAACTCGCGCTCGGCCTGGACCGCTTTGCGGGCATTGGCGACCTCGACGTCGGCGCGCTTGTTGTTGAGGACCGTCAGATCCGCCTCGAGCTTGGCGATCTCGGCTTTTGCCTTGAGACGCGCGGGTTCATCCTTGCCGGTTTTGAGCAAGCGCTGCTGCTCACCAAGCGACACCTGCGCGCGGCGGATTTCCGCATCGATCTCCTGCTGTTCGATCCGGGTCTTGGCGGCGTAGTAGTCCTTCAGCGAGATCAGCCGGTCTTCGAGCGCCGCATCCAGTTCGCGCGCCTGGCGATCCAGCGCATCTTTCAGAATTTTGAGTTCCGCCTCGGCCTGCGCCTGCACCAGGCCCAGCTTGGCGGCCTCGATACCCTTGTCGGGTGTCGGCTTGGCCGGTGGTTGCGGACGGCCGAATACGCCCGGCTGATTCTTATCGGGGCGGATGCGGCCGGCGATGGCCTGAGCAGCTTCCCCGACATAGTCGCGCGTGACGGCGTCACGCACGGTCCCCGCCAGTTCCTTGCCGAAGTCGCGCATTTCGCCAAGTCGGCGGCTGAGTGCGGCACGCAGCGACTGCATCGAGAAGTCGCCGCTGAAGGCGGCAGCCACATCCTGGCCCAAGGCCTGCGCCAGTTCCCCGATGTCGGAGAAGGCGTTTCGGAAACGCTCGACCAGGAAGGCTGCCGTGATGCCCGCGACACTGCCGACCGCGTTGAAGGCGCCGATGACACCATTGACCATCGTTCGGATCGCCGTGCCTATGGTTTTGAGTGCGCCGACCATCACCTCGCGCACGCGGGCCCAGGAGAGGTCGTTGGCACCGACCAGCCGCCCCAAGGCGCTGACGACCTCGCCGACCTTCTCCACCACCAGATCCCAAGTGGCGACAACGATCTGCTTGATCGACGCGGTCTTGCCACCGAACTCGACCACGGCGTTGCGCGCCGAATAGAGCGCCCCGGCCAGCAGCGTCACCGTTGTCGCGATGAGGCCGATGGGGCCACCCAGAAGCGCCAGAGCGCCGCGCAACAGTCCCGCCGCACGTCCCAGCAGCGATGTGGAAGCGACGGCCTGGGTCACGGCATTGGTGGCGGCGGTGGCTTGCAGTCGGGTCTTGGCCGCGTCGGTCACCAGGGCGCTGGTGGCGAGGCCTTGCGCCCGCGCCTGGGCCAGGACGGCATCGGCCACGCGCACCCGCGCCAGCGCCTCAGCTTCGAGCGTGCGCAGGTTGGCCAGCCGCGCCGCCGCTTCGGCGCGGGCGGCTGCAATGCTGGTTGCAAAGGCACCTGCCATCCGGCCGAAGGCGGCGACCAGCACGACGCCGGCCAGATCGATCAGCAGTTCCAGATGCTGGGCGACCAGTTGAAGCGCCTGCGCGAGGCCAGCGGTCAGTCCAGAATTGGCATCCCGCTCACCGAATGCACGCTGAAAGGCATTCTTCAGACGGGTGAGCGCGCCCGAGACCGTATCGGGCAGGCTCGCGTATTCCTCGGCGAGGCGCCCACGCTGCTTGAGCAAGGCATCGAGCACCGCTGACGAGGTGATCTTGCCTTCCTGCGCCAGGGCCCGCAGAGAGCCCAGCGGCACGCCCATGCCGTCGGCGATAGCCTGCGCCAGTCGCGGCGTCTGCTCGATGACGGAATTGAACTCCTCGCCGCGTAATTGTCCCGAGGCGAAAGCCTGCCCGAGCTGCATTAACGCGCCGGCTGCCGCCTCGCTGGATGCACCGGACAGAGACACCGCTTGGCCGATGGCGTCGGTGGCGGCCAGCACGTCGGCCTGCGAGCGCCCCAACGCTTGCACGGACGGCGCGAGCCGCGCATAGAGCGTGACGGTCTCTGCCAGCGGCGCGCGGTTCTTCTGGGCGATCTCGAAGAGGGCCGCGTCGGCGCGGTTGAACTCCTCCTGCGAGGTCACCGCGAGCTTGAGTCGGGCCTGCAGGTTCTTGTACTGGTCGGCAACTTCCACCAGTTCGCGCACGCCTAGCCCGACCCCGATGGCCCCGCCGATGCGGGACAGGACGGCGCCGACCTGACCGGCTTGGTCGCGCAGTTGCGACAGACTGCCATTGATCGACTGGAAGGCCCGTCGCGTCTCATCGACTGCGGTGATGAGGATCTGGGCGCGGTTGTTCGCCATGATTATTAGCCGTGATTCAGACTTGGGACATTGCTTTACGGATCGCCTCTGTCAGGCGGGGAAGCTCGACCCGTACCGCACGGTTGAGGTCGAAACGTTTTCTCAAGCTCACGCGCCGTACCAGCACGGCAATGGGAATCTCCTGACCGCGCCGCAGCCGCTTCGCACCAGTCCGCTCCCGCTCGGCGCGGCGGAAACGCGCGAGTGGTCGGGCGTTCTCGGCGAGGTTCTCGGCCATCAGGATCTGCTGGCCGTTCTTCTCGATGAACCATCCGTTGCCGGATCGCATCAGCGCACCGATCACCCGGGCGAAGGCCTTGCGCCCGATGCGCCGGTGTTGCGGCAGCAGCGGGATCAGCATCCGTCCCCGGATCGTTCCGCCTTGCTCGTGGATGCCCAGCCACGGCACCTTCGAGCCGAGGTAGAGGGCCGGGAACTCATTGGATTTGCGGTCGAACACCTTGGCGTGCATCGAGCGCAGGAACTTGGGGCTGGCCGTTCGGAAGCTGGCGCGCATCTCGCCGCGTACCTGTTCGGCCATATCCTTGCCGCTGTCACGCATCGCGCGGGCAACGGCCGCGTGGATCGCCTTGTGGGTATCGGCCTGCCAAGCGTTGAAACGCCGCCGGTCCAGCAGGCCCTCAGCGACCAGATCGATCTTCATCGCGCATTCCTTGATGGAGTTCGGCCTGCAGTTGTCGGATGCCGTCGCGGCTACCTTGGGCGGCGGCGGTCATGACCGCCAACTGGGTGGAGAGGCGCTCGTATTCGAGACGACCGTCGGCAACCAGGAAGGCGTTCACCTGGCCCAGCGTGTATCCCAGAATGTCCGGGTAGCGGTGGCCGCTGCGGATCAGGCGGGCGACGGCGTCGATCCAGCCAGTCGGCCGTTCAAGCTCTGCGCCAGATCGCCGACCTTCGGCGCGACCCGGCGCACGAAAAAATCGGCATTCACCTCGAACACGGTGGCGGCCAGCGTGATCGCGTCGTCCAGCGCCAAGGTGGCCACCCAGTCGCGCGGCTGACGACTGGCGAGCGCCAGCGCAGCCAGCAAGGCGTCGCCGTGGTCACAGAGCAAGGCGAGCCAGTCCGGTTCGCCAGTCAGCTGCTCGGCAAAAGGCCGCACAGCCTTGAGCATCGCCGGCAGTTCGCCGACAACTAATGGGCTGATCGTCAGGCGTTGCCCGACCAGTTCCAGTACCTGAGCCTGCGGCACGAGTACATCGAGATCGGAATGGGTCATGACGGCTCCTTACAACAGCACGATGCGGCCGAACTGGCCGAGATCGCCGGCAGCCGGCTTGAGCGTGTCAGCCAACACCTGTCCGGAAAGCTCGAACTTGAGCAACTCCTCGGTGATGATCGAGAGCTCCTTGGCCGGATTGATCGCCACGCGGTACAGGTCGATCACCACTTCGCGGTTGCTGTCGGCGGTGTTCAAGCCCTCGAAACGCACCCAGCGTTCGGGCAGCGGCTGGGTGAACAGCGCCGTCGATTGGGCCGCGCCATAGGCGTAGTCGACCTTGAACGGCTCCACAAAGGGGCCACCCGTGGTCTTATCGGTGATCGACAGCGAGCCGTGCTTGGCGTTGAGACTGTACTGGCCCGCCGGCAGCGTCTTGGGCGTGGCCGATGAGTCCTTGACCACCACCGACGAGACGTTCTGCTTGGCGAGTAGGTACAGGCTGCCGACCGTGATCGGATTCGGCAGAGCCTCGGCGGTGACCGTACCGCTGACCTGCTCAGTGGTCGTGCCGTACAACGCGAGCCCCAGGTTCACGGCGATCAGTTCTTCCAGCGTGCAGGCGAATTCGCCCTTCTTGGTCTTGATCAGCTGCAGGTCGGTCAGGCGCTGGCCGCTGGTCGATTCTTGGTGCTCCAGGGTTTCGACCGACAGCGACACCTTGAGCTCCGGCACGTTGCCGACGAAGTTGAGCCCTTGCGGGTTGCCGGCGGTATCGCGGGCGCCGATGTACACCCGGCCTTGTCCAGAGAAATACGGCATGGTCAGTCTCCTTTACGAACGGGGGTGGCGAGCTTCGGGGCGGCGTCGGCCGCGGCGACTTCCTGGGCGACGGCGTGGTCGATCAGCCATCGTGCGGTGGCCTCGTCGACGTCCAGGTGCGCGCCGGGGCCGTAGCGCACTCCGGCGTGGGTGTGGGGTTTGATCAGTTCAAGAGTCATGGAAAGTCATCCTGTTTGGGTGAGGTCTTGGGCTCGGGTGCGATAGCGGATCTCGTAGCGGGCCGGCAACGCGACGGCCCCGGCGTCGGCGTCCTCCGGGTCCCACTCGCAGTCAACCTCGCGCAATGCCAGGGCAAGGCCGCCAAGGTTGCAGTCACTCATCAGGGCTGCGTGGGCGGCGACCACCGCCAGGTCGACTTGGTCGAAGGCGTCGTCGCCACGCGCCACGGCAACCAGGCGCACGCTCAGAAGGCGGTCGACGAGGTTGTTGGTATGTGCAGTGATGCTGTCGCCTTCGGCAAATACCAGCAGCGCGGGACTGGCCTCCCGCGTCACCGGCACGGTCGGAAAGCGCAGTACCGGCGCGGGCGCCACCCCGGCAGTGAGGCGCGCAACGACCTCTCGCAAGATGCGCTCGCGGATGGAGTTCATGAGCAGGAGTCCTCAGAGTCGAGAAAGTGACGCGCGGCGTTCGCTACCGTCGCCGATGCTGCGGATATCGCGGACGCGGTAGTTGCTGCCATCGATGGACACGGTGTCTCCTGCCGCCAGGCTCGGCAGCGCCGAGGTTGGAAAGCGGATCGTGTAGTCGGCAGACAGGGCCAGCCCATCGAGTACGGTCTCGTCCGGGGAGCGGAAGTCGACGGCAATGGTGTGGCCATCGATTTCCGCGTCCACAAGCAAGCCAGACCGACCAGCGGCGTCGTAGAAATCTTCGATGCGCACCATCACACCGTCAGCTTCACGAGCACACCAGGGCGGTGGCACATGGGCAGCGGGTTGGACTGGGTATGCAGGTCGGTGCCCCGATCGAACTTGCGCGGCTCCTGCTTTGCATAGAGCGTCTGCCCGATGGTGTTGACCGTCTCGTTGAAGTCCGCAGGGGCGAAATAGGTGCCGAAGGTATCGACCGTGCCGAGCGGGAAGGCGTGGGCCTCGCCAGCCGCGATGAAGCGGCGGGTGGTACCGGTGGGATCGGTCGCCTGTCCGCGATACTCCTCGAAGGTGATGCCGGCATAGGTGAAGCCACGGCGCACGTCGTTGATCAGGATGGCGCCCTGCTGCCAGTTCTCGAAGGCTTTCTCGACCTTGGCGTGGCCGGTCAGTGCAGCGAAGAACTCGGGCGAGCACAGGCAGTGCACACCGCTCATGAACTCACCCTTGAGGTTGTCCTCGATCGCGGCCAGGGTTGCGAGGCATTTCGCCTTCACATTGGTGCCGGCATTGCCGAGGTCGAAGGCGATGGTCTGCGGCGTGATGTCGAACTCGTCGAACAGGTCGTACAGCACGGAGCCATCGGCATCTAGGATGACGCCCTTGAGCGCACCCATGCGCAGGTGTTCCAGCGTGATCGCGTGCTTGTTGCGCATGGTCTCCAGATGCCGTGCGATGACGCCCGCGACGGCTTCCGTTTCAGTCTCCGAGCCAAAGGCGCGGATGCCCTGAACCTCCTCAGGCAGGACGACATCGTCGTGCGGGATGTGCGGAATCACGAACGAGCGCAGGGTGCGTTTGCCGCGTACACCGACCGTGCCCGGGGCTCCCGGCGGCAGTGTGGGCAGCAGGTTCAGCACGCCGTTCATCTCCTCAACGATGACTTGGCGCTGGCGCACCGGCTTGGCCGGCATAAGACCGAGATCCTCAATGCGGCCATAGCGGTTAGGGAGAATGTTGATGGCCGCCGTGAGCGCCGCCATCGAGAACGCGGGATTCGTGAATGGGTTCTGCATGGTGTGTCTCCTAAATCAGGCGGCGACTCGGACGAGGACGCCACGCGCTTCGAGCTGAGCGATCGCGGTGGCTTTCTCGGTGGGGGTGATGGCGACGGGCCAGAGCAACGCATGGCTGGCGACGATGGCGTGGCGGGAGATCAGCAGCGCGTCCTCGCGGTCGATCAGGGTCGCGTCCACGTCGGCGGCGAGCACGCCAACGGCGTTCTCGGTGCCATCGGTGGCGGCCGGGGCGAGCACCTTCAGCTTGCCGGTCGTGCTGTCGCGGCCGACGATGGCGCCGAGCAGTAGGTTCTGTCCGGCAGCGACCGTGGCCAGGTCGCGGGAATAGAGATTCGGTGCCTCGTACTTGAGGAGATCACCGAGGTTGTTGGTTTCCCGAATGGCAGGCATGGCTTACTCCTTCGTGGCGAGTTTCTTGACGGCGGCAACGACTGGGCTGCTTTCCGGTCGGACGGTGGTTCCCGCATCGGCGGTGATGCGCGAGGCAATCTCGGGCTGGTCGGCGCGAGCCTCGAGCAGTGCGCGGCGGACTTGGGCCTCGGTCATGCCGGAGGCGAGGAATTCCGCTGTGCGCTGCGGCGCCCCAGCTATCAGGCAGATCTCGGCGATGGCTTGTGCCTCGATCCGTCCATTGGTGGGCGCTCCAGCAAGAGTGGCTGCCATGGGTGGCGCGGGAGGCTGTTGCACCGGGGTGTCCGCCGGATCTGGCGTGGTCTCCAGCGTAGGTTCGTCCGGAGGACTGGGGTTTTCGTGATCGGTCATGGTCTGCTCCAAATGAGAGTGGTGATGGCAGGAAATCTGCGGGCTGGCTTTCATTGACATGGGCGAGGCGCGGGCGAGTGGGCCGCGGGTCGCAGTACTTGCACTGGGTGACGCCAGGCGGCGCTGTGCACCCAGTGCGTTGGAAAACTCGACCAGGACCTGATCGAGACTGATCACAGCGTCGGCCAGGCCTGCCGTCACAGCGGCCTCCCCGAAGATCAGGCCGGCTTCGGTCGCCCGCACCGCATCGCTGTCCAGGCCGCGCATCTGCGCGACCTGGCTGATGAAGATTCCGTAGAGCCGATCCACTTCCGACTGCAGGGTCGAAGCCGCCTGCGGCGACAGCGGCGCATGAGGAGAAAAGTCGTTCTTGTGGTGGCCGGCATAGATCGCCGTTAAGGCGATGCCGTCCTTTGCGTCCTTGATGGACTGGTCGACGTGCAGCGCAATGACGCCGATGGAGCCCACGCCGGCGGTTTGCGACAGGGTCAAGCGCGATGCGGCGGCTGCGATGGCATAAGCCGCCGAGTAGGCCGAGTCGTTGGCATGCGCCCAGACCGGCTTGATGTCGTTCGCAGCGCGAATCCGCTCGGCCAACTCAAACACGCCACCGGCTTCGCCACCGGGTGAGTCGAGGTCGAGCAGGATGCCGCTGACCTGTGGGTCCGCCAGCGCGGCGTCCAGGCGTTCAGCGATCTCGCCATAGGACGTCAGGCCAGACGCCGCCTCCAGACCGATCGCCCGTCGTACCAGCGTGCCATGCACCGGGATGATCGCGATGCCCGGTTGCGCCATTGCAGAAGCAGCCTTTGGGATGCGTAGCGATACGGCGGCATCGATGTCCGGCAGTCCGATGCGCGGGCCGAGAACGGACAGGATCACGTCCAGTTTCGAACGCGCAATGAGAAGCGGCGTCCCGTAGAGACGGGACGCCAGGTGTACGAGCTGCATGTCAGTTGTCCTGGGGTTCTTGCGGCGGAGCCGGGGTGGCCGTCGCCGCAGCGTTGACGGGCGTTTTGTCGTGGCGCGGGTCGGAATCGAAAACCAGACCGAGCTCGTCCGCCCTCTGGTTGTCCGCTGCTACCTCGCGGTCGATGTCTTCGGCGTCATAGCCGAAGGCCGAAATGGCTTCGGAGCGTGAAAGCAGTCCTGCGCGGATCGCGGTGAGCATCGCGTCGAACTCCTTCTTCGGGTCGACCCACTGCCAGCCCTGGGGAATCCACTTCGCGGCCAGGTACTCCCGTTTGCGGCCGCTAAAGCCAGGGAGATCGAGTGCGCCTTCGAGAGCGGCCTGCTCCATCCATGCCCGCCAGATCGGTCGGCACAGCTGGTGAACGATCACGCCATGCTGAATCGCCTCACAACGGCGGCGAAACTCCAGCAAGCCGGCGCGGATCGACGAATAGTTCACCTGCGTCAGATCACCGGTGAGCATTTCGTAGGTGATGCCCATCGCTGCGGCGACTGCCCGGAACTGCATCCGCAGAAACTCGGCATAGCTGGCCCCAACGTCAGCTGGTTGGCTGAACTTCACGTCCTCGCCAGGCTCCAGCAGCTGCAGCGTGCCGGGCTCGAGTCCGGCCAGAGACACGCCGTTGGCGTCCGCCAGCCCTTCGCCCATGAGGTTGTCCTCGGGGGCGAGACGGGTGATGAAGCCCGCGAACATCGCAGCCGTTTTCTTGCGCACCAATTCGGCGTCATCGTACTGGTCCAACTCATTGAGTTTGACCAGCGCTCGTGCCAGCCATGGCTCACCCCGGATCTGGCCAGGCCGAAGCGGACGGAACATGTGGATGATCTCGCCGGCGGGTACGCGTACCGTGTCCATGCCGCCCGTGCCGGACATCGGTGCCAGGGCACCATCGCCAGGATGCGAGCGATACAAGTGGTAGGCGACGCGTCGACCGAGACGATCGAACTCGATGCCGGCCCGCACCGCATTGCCGGAGGGGAGCTCCAGGTTCATCGTCGTAGGCAGGTGTTCGGGTTCCAGCACTTGGAGCTGCAGACCGACCGCCAGACCATCCTCCGGACGCCGATAGCGTAGTCGCACCAGCGCTTCGCCGCCCTCCAGCATCGCCCTGCAGGCGAGTGCTTGCAGGCCGTAGAAGTCGGTCAACCCAGCTGCGTCCGCCTCTTCACACCAGTCCCACCAGAGCGAATGAATGGTTTCCCGCAGTACGTTATCTGTGAGCATCGATTGCGGCTTGATGCCCGTGCCGATGGCGTTGGCGACAAAGGCTTCCACACCGGCAGCCGCCCAGGCATTGCGTCGCACCAGATCGCGGCTCTTGGCTCGAAGTTCGTTCTGGGTAAATGCGAGAGCGGCGACCGCGCCTGGATTGCTGACCTGCCATGCAATCGCGCGTCGGCCACCTCCGATGCCGTCATAGGTGGGTGATGGGCCGCCGAACAGGCCACGCCGGAGTTTGGAAAACCAGCTCATCAGGTGGCCTTCTTGGTGGTGACCCGGATCTGGCGCTTCTGATTCGCGCCAGCGCCACGGGCGAGCTCGGCCTCGACCGTGCGAATAGCGGCCTGCAGTTCCTCAATCGAGCGGTACTCGACCGTCTTGTCGCCGAAGCTCACGCGGCGCTCGCCGGTTGCTAGTGCGCGCTTCAATGCGTCGAGTTGCGTGGTGGTGTAGGTCATCGCTTATCCATGGGTCTTCATCTGGTCAGCCAGCGGCTCTTGATCACGCGCCGACCGGCATTGCGAGTGCCAGAAACGGCGAGGCCACCGCTGTGGGTGGCCTCGTCGGGGTCGAATGTCTGTATCGGGGGCGGCTCATCCGGTGGCCGTTCCATCCCGAGTTGCCGCTCCAGTTCCCGCCAATGGCGTTCCTCGAAGCGATCCAGGCCCGCTGCCGATGCGGCAGCGCGGGCGTACACATAGCAGTCGAGCGCTTCGTTGCGCTCGCGCATCTTTTGCCACTCGCGCACCGGGAAGCCGTTGCGGTCGCGGCGGGTAATCAACTGCTCGGCGCAGAGCTGCTGGATGAACTCCGCGTCGATCTTGGGCAGGTGAACGAACCCGGCAGGAAAGACCGTGGTCACGCCGTCCTCGCTGACATCCGCGCTCTTGCGCAGGTTGTTGTAGAACTCCAGCTTGGCGATACCGACCGCCACCGTGAACACCTTGATGCCCCGGCGCAGCTTTTTGCCGCCCTGCGAGACATCGATGGCGGTCGGCGTGCCGATCAGCGCCGCGCCGCGCGGTACGCCCTTGACCGGCATCACGCGCGGATCGCGGCAGACCCGCACGAAGGCGTAGGCCTCCTGCGTCGCAAAGCCGGTGTCCAGCGCGAAACGGGCCAGCGGCATCGCCGCGCCAGAGGCGTGCGTCCAGTTCTCGGCGATCAACTCGGCGAGCCGTTTCCACACCACGTCGCGGGCGGTGTCACCCATCAGCACGCGGTGCTCGACCAGCCAAGATTCCTTGCCGCGCCCGAAGGCCCAGATGGACGCTTCGATGCGATCTTTCTGCACGTCGGCCGCGCCCACCAGGAGCAATCCACCCTGCGGCACGGTGCCGATGCGGTAGTCTTCCCGGCGCTCGACCAGCCGTTGCCAGTCGGGTGCTTCGCCTTCCTCAACCCAAGTCTCGCCCAGCTCGGTGTTCTTGAAGGTCTTGATGGCCGCTGCCGACCCCGATTCCTTGTTGACGGCGCTGTCCCAGGCGGCGGCGATGTCGCGCCAACTGCGCCAGCCCACGGGGCTGTACAGCGACGACAGGTGGAACCCCGCCGTCTTGCCCGAGCCGTCGCTGATCATCGCCCGCCACTCGCCGTGCTCCAGCATCCAGGTTTTGTGATGCTCGGCAATCGGCTCATCGCAGGACTCACAGATGTAGGCTGCCGTATCCGGTTGCCCCTTCTCCCAGCGCAGTTGCTCAAAGCGCAGCCATTGGCGGTGGGAGCAATGCGGGCACGGCACGCAGTAGCGACGCTGGTCGCTGGCCTCGTATTCGCGCTCGATAGCGCTCGCACCCGAGATCGTCGGCGTCGAGACGATGAAGATCTTGCGCCGGGCGAAGGTGCGCGTGCGGGCTTCGGCCAGCGAGATCGCATCGCCTTCACCCTCGACGTCCAGCGGATAGCCGTCCACCTCGTCGAGGAACAAATAGCGCACCGGCATCGAACGCAGGCCGACCGCGCTGTTCGCGCCCGTCATCACCAGCACGCCGCCCCGGAACTCCTTGGCCAGGATGGTGTTGCCCGAGTCGCGCGAGCGCGCAGGTGCGATCAGTTCCGCCAGCGCCGCCGACTCCTCGATCAGCGGATCGATCCGCTGCTTGGAGTTGCGCTTGGCCATCTCCACGGTCGGCCACACCGCCATCATCGGCCCCGGGGCGTGGTGGATCACGTAGCCGATCCAGTTCGAGCCCATCTCGGTCGCGCCGAGCTGCGCGGCCTTCATGAACACCACGCGCTCGACCGGCGAGGTCGGCGACAGGCAATCCATGATTGCCTTCAGGTACGGCGTGCGACTGGTGCGCCAGCGCCCAGGCTCGGCGGATGCCTTGCTGGAGAGCATCCGGTGCCGGTCCGACCATTCGGACACCGTGAGCAACGGGTCCGGCATCAGCCCCTCGCGCCACGCACGCTCGATTTCCGCCGCGCCTTCGTAGTCCATGTCCAACATCAGTCCACCCGGGGACGTAGTTCGCCCAGCTCCTGCAGGTGTTCACGCACGGCCGCCTCCAGGGCGACGTGCATCGTGTGCGGATCGACGCCGAGCTTGGCCGCCATCTGCGCCGAGATGCGCGCGGGCCAGTTCAGCCAAGCATCGCGTTCTGATCGCGCCAGCTTGAAGACGTGGGCGATGGCCTGCGGCCGATCCACCAGTTCGCCCTTCAGTCGGGCCAGCCGCACCTTGTTGGTCTGCGCCTTGACCACCTCGTTGACCGTGCGCGCCTGAAGGAGCGATGTGCCACCAGCGGGTAAGGCAGCCGGCCCGTCGCCGCCGCCCTCCGGCACGGCGACCTTCGGGGCCTTGGCGCGCGTTCCGGCCTTGGGAGCCTCCGAATTGCGCGCCCACTCGCGATCCGCGCGGTCGGCGTCGATGGTGCCGTCAGCCTCCGGCGTGATACGACCGGCACGGATCGCCTTGTGTACGGCGGTGTCGGTGACCCCACGGTGGCGGGCGTAAGCGCGAATCGAGATACCCATCGGCCCCTTCAATCATTGGTTCGTCACTCCTTCGGAATCAGCTTGGCTTCCATCGGGGACAGCGCGTTCATACGGATGTCAGCACGATCAACCAAAGGAGAACGCGATGAACAAGACCATCAGCCAACCCACCAAGAAAGGCGACCAGGTCGCCTACTACAACGCCAAGGGCCAACGCAGGGTCGGCGTGGTGCAAGGCTGGCGGGACGGCAAGGTCGTCGTCCTGCACAGGGCCGGGTACACGGAGCTCGTTCCGGAAGCTGACCTCTACCTCCTCGATTGAACGCCGGGAGCCAAGCAGGAAGCGCTTGGCTTCATTCCCGAACAGCGCGTTCATCACGTCAACCGATCAACCACCCCGAAGGAGCAGCAAATGACCACCACCCAACTGACCCCGGCACAGCACGCGATCCTGGCCTACGCCCTCGAACACACCGACGGCAAGATCGACTGGTTCCCCGACAACATCAAAGGCGGCGCCCGCAAGAAGGTGCTCGACGGCTTGTTCAACCGCGCCCTGATCACCCCCTCCGGCACCGACTGGTTCGTCGCTGCCGAGGGTTACGACGCGATGGGGCGCGCCCGTCCCGCGCCTGCGCCGCTGGCCGCAGACCCGGAAATTGAGGCCGCCGTGACGGCAGCCGAAGCCGAGTGGGTCAAGGAAAAGGCCCCGGAGCAAGCGCAGGCCAAGCCCCGCACCCGCGAGAACAGCAAGCAGGCAGAAGTCATCCGGATGCTGCAACGCGCCGAGGGCGCGACGGTACGCCAGATCTGCGATGCCACCGGCTGGCAGGCCCATACGGTGCGCGGCACCTTCGCCGGAGCGTTCAAGAAGAAGCTCGGCCTGAACATCGTCTCCGACAAGGCCCAGGGCGGCGAGCGGGTCTACCGCATCGCATGATCAGAAAGATCGAGAAGGAGCCCAAGCCACGCTTGGCTTCTCAATCGAACAGCGCGTTACTACAGGTGTCGCAACCATCAACCCGAAGGAGTCCGAGATGACCACCACCCCGCAAATCCCCGCCACCCAGAACGAAGCCTGGGGCTTTGGGGGCACGATGAACGAGCAGGCCAGCGCCGCCTGGCCCCTGGCGATGACTGCCATCTCGGACGCCACCGGCCAGCCCCTCGAATCAGTCCAGATCTTCCTCGACAGCCGCTACGGACGCCACTTTGCCGACGATGTGCAGAACGGGCTCTACCGGGGCCTGACCCTGCAGGACGCGATCCACGCCGCCACCCAGCAATGGATGAGCTGGAAGATTGGACGCCAGACCAGCAAGAACTACGGCATCCCGCGCGGCCTGCCTTACCTGACGGGCTTTGTGATTCACTGCGAGATCACGGACGAATCGCTCGCCGCCTGATCATCGAACAGCGCGCCATCCGCCTCGCGGCTGGCTTGCTTGCCGGTCCAGTCCTGCCAGCGGCGCACGATCACATCGACGTACTTGGGGTCGAGTTCGATCAGCCGCGCCAGCCGCCCTGACTTCTCGGCAGCGATCAGCGTCGTGCCAGAGCCACCGAACGGGTCGAGCACCACGTTGCCAGGGCGGCTCGAATTGCGAATCGCGCGCTCGACCAGCTCCACCGGCTTCATCGTCGGGTGCAGGTCGTTCTTCTGCGGCTTCTTGATGTTCCAGACGTCGCCCTGGTCGCGGTCGCCGCACCAGTGACGCTGCGACCCCTCGGGCCATCCGTACAGGATCGGCTCGTACTGGCGCTGGTAATCGGCGCGGCCCAGCGTGAAGGTGTTCTTGGCCCAGATGATGAACGTCGACCAATGCCCTCCGGCAGCGCGGAACGCAGCCTGCAGCACGTCGAGTTCGCTGGAGGACATCGCCACGTAGACGCCACCCCGGCAATGCGCGATGGTCGGCGTCAGCGCCGCCAGCAGGAAATCGTAGAAGCCGTCGCCCAAGTTGTCGTTGAGAATCGCGCGATCCTTGCCGCGCATCTTGTCCTTGGCGCTGTTGGCGTAGTTGACGTTGTACGGCGGATCGGTGAAGACCATGTCCACCTGCGCGCCATCCAGCAACCGCTCGTAGCTCTCGGCCAGGGTGGAGTCGCCGCACAGCAAGCGGTGGCCACCGAGCAGCCAGACGTCGCCCGGGCGCGAGACCGGCGTCTCGCAGACCTCTGGCACCGCATCGTCATCGGTGTCGCCTTCAGCATCCGGCTCGTCGCCCGCCATCAACTCGGCCAGCGCATCGGCATCGAAGCCGGTCAGCGACAGGTCGAAGTCATCGTCCTGCAGGGCAGCGATCTCAATCCGCAGCATCGCGTCATCCCAGCCCGCGTTCTCGGCGATGCGGTTGTCTGCGATGACCAGCGCCCGGCGCTGGGTGGGACTCAGGTGATCGAGCACGACCACCGGCACGATCTCCAAGCCCAGCTTCTGGGCAGCGGCGAGCCGCCCATGCCCAGCGACGATCACCCCGTCGCTACCCGCCAGGATCGGATTGGTGAAGCCGAACTCGGCAATCGAGGCGGCGATCTGCGCGACCTGTTCTTCAGAGTGGGTACGGGCGTTGCGGGCGTAGGGCAGCAGTTTGTCCGTTGGCCATTGCTCGATCTTGTCGGCCAACCAGGATGCGTTCATTGCACGGCCTCCGTGGTGGCCAGACGTTCCTTCGCAACGTCGTCGAAGGACTGGCCCGTGGCCAGCAGCGTGATGGGCACGCCGGGATGGTTCTGTTGGAAGCGCTTGATGGCGACGTCCACGTACTCTGGCGCGATCTCCACGGTGCGGCAGATGCGACCTGTGCGCTGGGCGGCCAGCATCGTCGTCCCGCTGCCGCCAAAGGGCTCGAACATGATGTCGCCCGAATCGGTGTAGGCCTCGATGACGAACTCCGGCAGCGCGACCGGGAAGACGGCGGGGTGGTCGATGTCCTGGCCGATCTTGCCCTTGTGGCGCATCACGCGGATCACCGCGTCGGGAATCCGGGTGTCCTGCGTCGGCTGGCCCTTGTGCGTCCAGCCGCCCACTTCGCCATCCTTGCCGCGCATCGCCGTGGACGAGCCGTCGGCGCGCAGGTGCGATTCCTGGCCCGCGTGCTTGCAGGGCACGATCTTGTTGGGCTTGCGACTCTGGCGGTTGAAGTGGAAAACGAACTCGAAGCTCGGCGCAAAACGGCCAGCCCAGTCGCCGGGCATCCCCGGCCCCTGATCCCAAACGTACCACGCGAAGCGCCGCCAGCTCTGCTGGCGCATCCAGTTGAGCCACGCGTCCCAATACGGGATGACTTCGTTGTCGCGGTGGATCAGCCCCAGGTTGACCAGCACCTGGCCGTCATCGGCCATCGGCACATTGGCGAACACGCCGCGCATCAGGCCGTCCCAATCGACGATGCCGCCCGACGTGTAGTCGCGCTGGTTGCCATAGGGCGGCGATGTGAAGCACAGCCGGGCCACATCACCCTGCATTAGAGTGGCGACCACGGTGCGGTCGGTGGCGTCGCCGCAGATCAAGCGGTGCGCGCCCAGGGCCCAGACATCGCCGGCACGGGATACCGGCACCACCGGAGACTCAGGCACATCGTCGGCAGCATCCGATTCATCAGCGTCCTGCTGGTTGTCGCCTTCATCGGCGACCACGCCGTCCGCGAGCAGGGCCTCGATCTCGGCGTCCTCGAATCCGGTCAGCGCAAGGTCATACCCGGCTTCGGACAACTCGGCCAGTTCGAGCGCCAGCAGCTCCTCGTTCCAGCCCGCGTCGAGCGCCAGCCGGTTGTCGGAGATGACGTAGGCGCGCTTCTGCGTGGGCGACAGGTGGGCCAGTTCGATGACCGGCACCTGATCCAGTCCCAGCTTGCGCGCGGCGGCCAAGCGCCCGTGGCCCGCGATGATGCCGTTGTCGCCGTCCACCAGCACCGGGTTCGTCCAGCCGTACTCGACGATGCTGGCGGCGATCTTGGCCACCTGCGCGTCAGTGTGCGTGCGCGGATTGCGGGCGTAGGGGATCAGCGCCTCGACCTTGCGGTACTCGACGTTGAGCGTGTTCAGAATCGGTTCCTCGGAAAAAGAAAGCCCGCCGACGGAAATCCGTGGGCGGGCTCGTGATGGGTGCGGACTGTGGCGGGTGCAAACTGCAAACCCTGCAAACCTTGGTTTGCAGTCGGACGCTAGGCGAATGCCGCGCTCGCGCCCCCCGCATTGCTTTTTCGGCGGGAAGGACCCGTCGAAATTTCTCGGAGCGCCGATCTAGAAACGACGAAGGCCACGAATTTCTCCGTGGCCTTCACACGCGCAGTGCTCGCAAGATTACGGTGAATAGTAGCCAAAACTCTTCGAAATGTTGCAGCCGCCTTCGACTGCAAAAGCAGCATGCGCCCGCTTCTGTTCGCACGACTTCGCAGCGACCTTTGATTTCCTCTGACTCCACTCACGCAGTCATGCCGCCACGGGCTTGGTCACGCCGTTGAGCTGCGACACGACGATCGCCAAGGCGGCTTGCCAGCGGCGCCAAGCGGTCGTCCGATCACAACCAAATCGGCAGCAGATCTCCTTCCACCGATAGCGCTCGGCCCGCATCCAGACGAGGTGGCGCTGCTCGACCTCCAGCCAGAGCACCCATTGCATCGTCTCCAGCATGCGATCGATGGCCGCCGGTTCAGGCGGGAAGCGAACGATGGGCGGCTCTGCTCCGAGGTTCTCCCAGGGCATGCGTTGGATGGCTGGCCAGCAGTTGAAGTAACCCTGGACCCGAACAGGTGGAAGTCGATGGGCCGTGCGTGCGGCCTCCCAGAAGCGATCGGCAACGAGATCAACGGTCCACTCAGACATGGCGACGCTCCTTGGCTCCGTACAGGCGGTCGCCAATGCGGCGCAACGGCTCGCGCTCGGTCCAGTTGAGTCGTGCATCCTCGGGGGAGATGACGAGGATGCGCTGGTCGAGCCAGCCCTCGCGCTTGATCTCTTCGGGGTCTGGTCGGGGTTCTGGCAAGAGCCGTCCCAGGGGGCTGCGGTACTGAGGTGTCGGGATCTTCATGTCACACCTCCTGAGTCTCAATAGCCCAGTGCAGGAGCGCCAGGGCATCGGCCTCATTGTCGTCAGCGGGTGCATGACCACGGCGGCGGGCGGCGGCGACCATGTCGTCCTTGCTCGCGTTGCCCTTCCCGGTGGCGTGCTTCTTGATCGTGCCGACCGGCACGCCCTGGTACGGGATCTGGTGGTGTTCGCACCAGGCTGTCAGATGGGCCATGAAGCCGCCGTATGCGTGAGCAGCATCAACACCGGCGTGCCGACGAACCTCTTCAAAGAACACCGCATTCAATCCGTCGACCGACTGCTTGACCTCCGTGATCCAACGCTTGAACCGCAGGTAGCGCATGCCGCCACCCTCAAAGCGCTGGGGCTTGAAGATCTCAGTACCGCTGGTGATGTCGCCGTCACGACCGAGCAATGCCCAGCCGGTCTGGGTCCCAAGGTCCAAGGCCAGGATCGAATTGCCGCTGGCCGGGTGACCGACGCTTTTCCGACCGCCGGACAAACCTCCACGTAGGCCAGAGGGAACCGCTGTTCCCTCTCCTACGTAGTAGGAGGGGGAGTTTTCTCCAACTGGATTCGCCCGGAAAAGTGAGCAACCACGCGGGTTTGCGTCAGTTGGCAAGTTGGCAGTCTTGCCGACTGCCAACTGAGCTTGCGTCCCGGCAAAGCCTTGTCCTGCAAGGGATTGCAGTTGGAAGGGGTTTGCCAACTGGCGGCAGTTGGCAAAGTAGTGGGTGCAGTCGGCAACGGGTCTGCCAACTGCGAAGCGAGCAGTCATCATGGGGCCTCCGGATCGTTCAGGTCATCGTGGTACACCCACACGTCCGGGTTCTCGACGGGCATCGAGGCTCCGGAATGTGGGCACTTGTAGTGGGTGGGGAGCACCGCGTGCTCACGCATCGGCAACTCGCCAGTGGTCGGGTCTGCGTCGCCGGCTGGCGTGCGCAGGACCATCCCTTCGACGCAGAGGTAGCCAAACTTGGTGCGCCCGCTCGATGGCAGCCCATAGTCCGCCGCGTTGCGGAAATACTTGATGTATCCCTGGGTGGACAGCGCGGAGATCCGTTCGCGGATGGTGCGTTCGCCGCCAAGCCCCGCCTTGCCTTCGAAGGCCTCGGCGAACTGATTGGCCGTGTAGCAGTGCCCGGCAGCAGCCTCGTCGAACAGGATCTGCAGGATGGCGTCGCGCTTGCGGCGGCGCTCGGCATCCAAGCGTTCGCCGTAGTCCTTCATCACGAGGCGCTCGTTGGCATCGACCTCCCGCCACTCGCCGCTGATCTTGTCGATGTGCTTGAGCGGAATGCCGGCGCCGTTGCGCAGCTCGAAGATGAGCTGGCGTGTCGTGCGGGTCTCATCGGGCCGGAACAGCAGCATCCCGGTCGAGTAGTAGCCGCGCAGGCTTCCTGCACCTGCCAAGGCCTGGAACGGGTCCTCCTCGAACTGCTTCTTGCCCAGCTTCTTCGTGTGGTGGGCCAGGATCACCCCAGCGTCCGGATTGACCGCCTGACGAATCCTGTCCACCCGCTGCGAGAGGAAGAACAACATCGCGCCGTTGTCGTTTTCGCCACCTGCGTCGCCACCATCGAACACATTGCGGATGGGATCGATGGCGATGATGTCCGGGGGCTCGCCACCAAACGCATTCGCAATGGCAGGGATCACTTGTGCGAGGCCAGCGTCGTCAAGCACAAGTCGCAATTGGGGTGTGGCCACGAAGTTCGCACGGGCATCCAAGAGCCGGCTGGCTGGGATGCGCACCTCTTTGACCCGCTCACGCAGGTAGTGGTACTGAACCTCGGCCTGAAGGTAGAACACGCGCAGGGGTCGCGGCGGATGCATGCCGAGAAAGGCAGCGCCAGCAGCCATGTGAGTCAGCCACGCCAGCAGAAAATCGCTCTTGCCGACCTTGGGCGCACCGCCGAAGACCAGCATCCCTGCCGGCGTGAGCACACGCGGCGAGATGAGATCGGACGGCAGCGGCGAGTCGTCATCCAGCAACGCACCCAGTGTGAAGGTCGGCAGCATCGGCAATGCCGCCTTGACCACTCGGCGCTCGCCCTGCGCGACGAACTCAGCGCAGTCGAATCCCTCGGCGACGGCGTCGGCGGCGTCCCACTTGTCGGGCTTGTCTGAGGGCGGCACCAGGATCGCAACGGAGGCACAGCCTGCAGCCACACATGCGCGCGCAGCGTTCTCGGCGTAGTCCCAGCCCGGCGAATCACGATCGGGCCAGATCAGCACCGAGCGTCGAGCCAGGGGGCGCCAGTCGGTTTTGTCGATCGGCGCCTTCGCCCCGTTCATCGCGGTGGTCGCCGCGATTCCGCAGGCGATCAACGCATCGGCGCACTTCTCGCCTTCGACCAAGACGACCTGCATCGACTTTCTGATCGCGGGCAGGTTGTAGAGCGGTCGAGGATCGGGGGCCCGCCACATCCGAGCGCGTACGTCCCAAGGCCGGTACTCCTTGCCGGTCGGTGGGTCGTATCGGTACACGCAGGCGATCAGCTCGCCCTCTGGCGTCAGGTAGTCCCATTTCGCGGTGTAGGGGCCAAGCTCGTCGACAGCAATGGAGCGGACGGCGTGACGCGCCACGGACTGCGCAGGTGGGGCGATACCCAGCCACTGGCGAAGCTCGGTGACCAGCCTCGGGAAATCATGCCGGGCGGACAGGCCCTGCGAACGTGCCCACAGGTCGATGACGTCACCGCCCTCGTCCGTGGCGAAGTCCTTCCACAGACCGCGACGGGGACCATCGAGCTCGACAACCAGGCTCTTGCCGGGCGAGCCGTCGGTGTCACCGACATAGAACTTGCCGCCCCGGATGCGGCCTTGCGGAAACAGGTAGTGCAAAACCGCTTCCAGGCGATCCAGCAAACCGGTGCGCAGTGCCTCCGTGTCACTGACGAGATCCTCGCGCGGTTCGGCGGCATCGTTGAAGTCCAGCCACACGATGTTGTTGCTCATCAAGTCACCCTCCAGCAGCCATCTTGCCAGGAGCAGAACTTGCACTCGAAGTGGGTCGGCGTGGTCGCGTGGCGCGGCAGCAGCTCACCGGACTCGGATGCGGAAATCACCCGGACCGCCCGATCTGACATGCGCTGCGCCAGTCCACCGTCAAACGGCACCAACTCGAACCAGATCTCCTGGGAATCCTTGTTGATGGCGGTGAACAGCGCGGGGTTGCGAGAGATGCCCGGAACCGTGGCCTCCATGTAGGCCTGGTAGATCGCCATCTGTGCGGCGTAGACGGGCTTGGAACGAGCGACACCGTGCTTGACCGTGTCGCGCCAGGACTTGTCGTTCATGGTCTTGCATTCCCACAGCGACGGGCACTGGAGCCCCAGCTCGCTGGGGGCGGCGTTGATCACGCCATCGACGTGGCCCTGGATTCGCCCACCCGCCACCGAGAAGCCGAACTGGCCTCCGCTGGCCTTGCGCGTGTACAGGTCGAACCCAGCCAAACGCAGCCAGCGAATGGCCACGTCTTCAAGGGCATGTCCGACTTCGAAGACACGCAGGATGCGGCCTGGAATCTCCCGACCGGGATCAACCGGGGTTCTCAGGTACTCGTACTGGAGCGCGCGCTCACAGGCAACACCGAGCCTCGACGCGCCGAGGTAAGTGCGTGGCGCTTGGCCGTCGAGATCGCTGGCCAGGGCGGCATCGATGAGATCGCTGATCTGTTCTTGGACCTTGGGGCGGTGGTTGAAATCCAGCATCAGAACGGCACCCCCTTCGGAGATGTCTGGCCCTGACGTGCCAGGCGTTCCTCCAGGAAGGCACGGTCTTTCGCGGCCATGCGCTCGTGCTCCTCGAGCATCTGGTCCTGGTACGCCGTGACCACGACATCGATCAGGGTCAGCACCTCCTCTCGGGTGTAGTCCGCCAGCGGGCGCTGCATGCCGATGGAGCCCACGTATTCACCCAGCGGCGACAGGCACGCGCGCATCGCGGCCAGCTCCATGTCACTCGGGTCGATCATGCGTGCCTCCGTCTTGGTCATCAGCAGGCAGAACGCGTCCTGACAGCGGCGCGAACAGAACACCCACTCGTCCGAGTAGCGATTCGGGTCGCTGGGTTTGAGCCGAGGGTTGAACCAGCCGTACCCCTTGGCCTTGCGGTAGCAGATCGCGCATTTCAAGCGGCCTCCCGATGACCGTCATTGGCCGCGACGACCAGCCGCTGAATCGACGACTTGTTGAACTGGAAGGCCAACAAGGCCGACGCCTGGTAGCGGGTCATGCCGAAGTCAGCCCGCATCTGCTCCGGGATGTAACGCAATTGCTTGTACGTAGGGGGCTCGTTCAGCCAGCGCCGAGTCTTGTAGGCGGAGTCGGCGGACTCGTGGTCGTTGAGCCAGTCGTCGGCCTTGGCCATGCAGACTGTGCGCTCGCCGACGGCCAGCAGGTGCGGCCTCAGATCCTTCCCGCCGCCGACGGCGTGCCAGCGGCCATTGAGAAAGAAGATGCCGCCCCACGCGCTGAAACCGGTGGCCATCAGTGCGTCGTCATGCCCGAACAGGTCGCACCAGCGGAAGTTGGAGCGCTTGAGCAGATCGATCTCGCTCATGACGAAGTCCGCCAGCACGCCCAGTTCCTGTGGCTCCCGCTGCCATACATGCCCACACAGGGGGCACTCCATGCAGGCCAGAGGAACGATGGCGCCGCAATCTGGGCAGTCCTTGGTTGGCGCCTCACCTTCGCCCTGATGCCCGTCGAGGTTGATTTCCTGTTCGATTGATCCGTGCATCAAGCTGGCTGTGCCGAAGTCCAGCACGATGCACTCGGTCTTGATCACGCCCGGGAACTCCTCAGGGTCGACGGTCCGCAAACCACGACCGACCATCTGGATGAAGGTGGACTTGTAGGAGCTGGGTCGCAGCAGGACGACGCAGCTGGTGGGGGTGTAGTCGTAGCCCTCGGTCAGCACCGCCACGTTGACCACGACCTGGGCGCGCCCAGTCTCGTACTCCGCCAGGCGCGCTTTGCGATCCGCATCGGACAGCTCGCCGTGGACGAGCACAGCGTGCACGCCTGCGTCGACAAACGCATCGCAGACGTTTTGCGCATGGGCGACCGTCGAGCAGAAGACGATGGTCTTGCGCGACGACGCGTTCGCCTTCCAGTGTTTGATCACCGCTTCGGTGATCAGCCGCTTGTCGAGAATGGATGCGACCTCGTCCATGTCGAAGTCCATGGCGGTGCGGCGGACCTGGCGCAAGGCGTTCTGCACGCCGACGTCGATCACGAAGGTGCGCGGCGGAACGAGGTGCCCGGCCGCGATCATCTCGCCCAGCGTGATCTGATCAGCGACGTTGGAGAAGACCTCGCGCAGGCCCTTGCCATCGCCGCGATTCGGCGTGGCGGTCAGACCGCAGATGCCAGCGCGAGGATTGCGGGCCAGCACCGCGTCAATGACAGCCCGATAGGTCGGCGACGAGGCGTGATGTGCCTCGTCGATCACGAGCAGATCCAAGGTGGGCATCTGGTCGAGATGGGCCTGACGCGACAGGGTCTGCACCATCGCGAACGTCGCCTGACCGCGCCAGGACTTCTCGTTGGCATCGAATACGGACGTGCTCATGCCTGGATTCACGCGCGAGAACTTGTCCCGGTTCTGGCCGGTCAGTTCGGTGCGGTGCGCAAGGATGCAGGCCTTCGCATCGGGCTCGACCAACACCCTGCCGGTGACCGCCGACAGCATGATGGTCTTGCCCGACCCGGTCGGCGCAACAGCCAGTGTGTTCCCATGCTCATCGAGCGCGGCCAGTGTGCGCTCGACCAGGAGGGATTGACGGGGACGGAGCATCATGACCGTGACCCTCCGTCACTGCGCCCAGCTGGGACGGCCCGGGGTGGGTGCCCGGCCGGTGGCCTGCGCATAGGCATTGGGTGCGCTGGGCGCGTTGGCAGCGGGTGCCGGCTGACGCGCGCCGCCCATCAGCGCGGCGTAGTCCTTGTGGTCCGGCGTGATGGCCGCCTTGATGACGCTCTTGTCCTGGCCGTTCTGGTCCTTATCCCAGTCGACCTTGCCCAGGAACTCGATGCCATCGAGGTCTGCGAATCCGCTGATGCGGCGAGAGTTCTGCGCCGCAGGGCTGTTGTCGCCGGGATGAACCGCACGCGCCGAGTTGAGGATCGCCTTGACGAAAGTGCGACCCATGTTGGCCCACTCCGGACCCTTGGGGCTGTGCAGGCCGATCAGCGACCACAGCTTGCGGCGGGCGAACTCACCCTCCATCACGACGAACTCGCAGTTCAGGTAGACCGAACCGGTGTTGTCGTTGCGGGTGGCGTAGCCGCCAGTCCATCCTTGGGACGCGTCATCGAAGCCACCCGGGCGGATGGTCATGCGAACACGGACCAAGGTGCCCTTGGGGATCAGGTCGAAGGACGCCTGTTCGGAAGCGGAATTGAAATCGAAGTAGGTCATGATCAGGACTCCTGAGTCGAAGTGGATTCGGGGGTGGAAGCGGGGCTGGGACGAGCGAAATCGAGTCGCTCGATGGCGGGCTTGGCCGGGCCGGCGATCTTTTCCATGAGGCGACCGAGATGCGGCTCCTCGATGGCATCAAGCCGACCAGAACGGTCCTTGGCCGGGAAACCCCATTGGTTCAGCGTGTGGCAGACGAATGCCCGGTAGCCACTGCCGTCGTCAGCCTTGAGTTCGGCCAGGGTCACGACCTCATCGACGATCCCTGGCAGTTCGAGCCCGGTCTTGGAGCCGTCGATCTGCAACGAGAACACCCTGCGGTTGAAATCGTCCAGGGCCTCGTTCAGGATGCCGACGAACCACACGTTCTTGCGGCGCGTGTGCTGCAGGTGCGTGAGCCAGCCGATCATTTCCTGGCCCATCAGCCCGTAGGCGCCACGGCTGTCGGGTTTGCCGGTCTTCTCCGAATAGGCCTGCGGCTGCCCCTTGCACCACTGCAGGCACAAGCGTCCGGCCACGGTGATCGAGTCGACGAAGACGGTCTCGTACTTGTCCAGGACCGACGGATCGCCGAAGCGCGCGCACACGGCATCGAAGTGGGCTTGGCTGTAGGGCTGGTCCTCGCGCAGTGCCGGGTTCGGGCCACCGATGAAGACGGCGAAGTCACGGCACTCCTGCCAAGTACGGGGGCGGATCGTGTCGCCGGCCCAACCTTCGACGGCGAGATCGCCAGCCTCGAGGTCGAAGAACAACGTTGCCGTGGGCTTCAGCGTCCAGAGCTGCGAAGTCTTGCCGATGCCGCTCTTGCCAACGAGCACGCCCTTGACGCCACGGCGTTCAGCGAGGCGTTGGTCGGCGGTGATGATGGGCAGGCTCATTTCCGCCCCCCTTCACCGCCCAGATCGGCGAATGCAGCAGCCACCGTGGTGACGCCCAGTGCGCCGCGCTTGCGGGCCAGGTCGTAGAGATCGCGCAGGCCCTGCAGGCGGCGGTGGTGGACGCGGGACTCGGCCTCCATTCCCTGAATCGCGAAGGCCAGGTCGTCGACAGTCGCGTCCTCCAGCGGGCGCACCACTTCATCGGCACGATTGCCATCAAGGGCCGGGATGCGGATCGTCTCCGGCAGGTCCCGCAGGTACATCTCGGACTGCTTGAGCAGCAGCTCGATTAGCGTGGATTTGGTTTTCATGGGGATCACTCCTGAATCAGTGCGAGGCGGAACCCGGGCTTGCCGGTCTTGAGCGTTCGCGCCGGGGCAAACGCGCTCTTCAGCGTCTCGGGCCAAGCGTTGAACTTGGTCTCGGAGATGCGGTAGCTGATCTCGACGTACTCGCTGGGGTCTTCGCCGTTGGCGGCGATGCGGCGGGCGATGTCGTTCAGCTTGGTTTGGTCCCACTCGACCTTCTTGGGCAGATCGGCCGTGATACGGACGTGGCCGTCATCGAAATGCACGACACCGGTGTCCTTGCCGGCCGCCAGACGCAGTTGGTGGGCGCGCTGGGCGTACCGGAGATCCAGAGCGCGATCGACGTGCTCGACGATGGCCTTGGCGGCGGCCAGCAGATCGGCCGCGTCGTTCTTCAGTTGGAAGAGCGACTCGCTGGACCGCTGGGCGAGTTCGCCGGCTGGCGTGGCCAGCACTTGATCGGGGGTGAGGTGGCTCATGCCGCACCTCCCGCATCGACGCGCTCGGAAGTGCTCTTGCGCAGGCTGTCGGACTCGAAGGCCTCGACGTCCTCAAGGCGATAGAGAACTCGCCCTTGCAGTTTCAGAAAGACCGGACCGATTCCTTCGGACCGCCAGCGTTCCAGTGTGGCTTCGCTGACGTCCCAACGGTCCGCCAATTGGCGTTGGTTGAGGTGTTTGACACTCACGTTTTTCTCCTTTCAGGTGATTGCGAAAACGTGAGGTCATCTTCAAATTCGGCCTGTACGGGCGTCAGCCACCGCCATGTACGCGCTGATGTACGGGCTCAGCCAAAACAGGAAAAAGCGGGACCCAGAAAGCAAAAAACCGCCCGAAGGCGGTTGTGTGTGCTCGTAGATATCAGTTCTGGCTCATTCCAGTTTGATGCCATACCCAGCGTCGTCATGTTCGATGTAGTCGAGCCACTGGCTGTTGCTGCTGAAGATGCTTGGAACCCGCTTGCCTTGTGCCGCCTCCCGTGAACCGTGAGCGGCAACCAGGATGTCCCCGGCAGAAACTCGAGTGCGACCGCTTTCGAACTGTTCGACCAGATACTTCACCACCGCGACCTGCTTGGCGCCCTTGATGGCCCAAGGCTTGTCGGACTTGGTAGCGATGACCAGCGTATTGGTGTACGGGTCGAAGCGAACCGGAAGTGACTTTTCCTCCTTGCTGCCTGCCGGTGCCACCAGCAAGCGGTGGATCAGGTCGGTGTCGAGGTGTGGCTTAAGCGCGTAGTCCACCAGAACGCTGGCGATCGGAACGATGCGGTAGCTCCGGGGCGGCGGCACGATGTCGGGCAGGGCTTGGCCCGTTGTGAAGATCAAGCCCTGTTCGGGTAGTGACGCCGCACGGAAATGGTCAAAGACCCGATCGATGGATGAAGACAGCCCTCGCACCAGCCATACATCGACCTGCGCGTCGGCTATGCGCATCTTGCCGAGATTCCACAGCACGCCACCGATGGCGGGCGCCGTGATGCCACGTCGATGTGCCTGTGGAATTCCAAGCAGGTCCGCCAAATAGTTCAGCAACTTGGTGTCCATGACGGCGTGAACTGCCACGAGATCAGCAGACACGTATTTGGTGCGGAAGGTCTCGGGGCAGCGATAGCGATACCGCCCCGGGTCATCGTCTTCCTCGATGTCGACCGGAACGCGCTCATCGCCATGGGCTGCCGGATAGCTGCCGGCAAAGCCGATGCGCTCGGTCCATGCCGCGAGATCACGGTCGGACAGCGCCACCCGGCGCGACATCTCCCAACCAGGCACGCCACGCAGGCGCTGGCCAGTGCCATCGACGACGGCGTGGATCGCTCGCTCGAAGAGATCGACCAGCTCAAGCAGCGAGCGCGTCGACAGGCTCGTCTGCGCCATCGCTGATTTCCTTCACCAACTGCCACTTGGCCAGCAGACGGTCGCACAGCGCCCGATCTTTTTCACGCTTGGTCTTGATGTTGCACTTGTTGTCGTCGCGCAGGATCACGGTGATCGTGCGTGCACGATCCTTGCCGACCTTTTTGGTGCGAATGGAAAGCTTCGCGTAGTTGATGTGGTGGTGGCGAAAGTCGAACGACAGGGAAATCAGGGAACGTGCGGCGGTGTAGATGTCGTCGACGTCCTTGGCCCAGATCTTCACCAGCAAGGAGCGGTGGTTGGCCGTGGTGTAGCCGAGTTCGACCACTTTGACCGATGCAACGTCCTCGCCGCTCAGATCGAAGCTGCGGGGCCCGGCCAGAGTCTGGTAATCGTACTGCTTGAGTGGGATCTTCTCGCCGGTGATGGGCGACTGCAGCAGCGAGTCCGCCACGATGCGCGCCAGCGCCTCGCGACCCTCGGTGTCTTTCGACAAGACTTCCAGATGACCGTTGGCTGGCTCGTAAGTGATGTGCGAGGACACAGCACGGATTACCTCCTGCGGCACCAGTTCGCTGGCCTGGACGCAATCGATGATCTCGGGCGGGCGGTTGTGATGAACGCTGACCTGGTACAGATCGACATCTTCGCCGGTCAGGGTGTCAGGGCGCAGCCGTTTGAAAACCTGAACGGCAACGGTGTCCGCTGCACAACCAAGCCGCTGCGCCACGGCCTGGTGGAAAGCCTGCCGAGCGGCCACATCATCCAGGACCGTCAGATCCTTGGGCGCAACATAGCCCGAATAGCAGGACGCGCTCTGGCGGAAGACATCCGCCTGGCGAGCGTTCAACGCATCCTCGAAAAGCTCGGGTGCGTTGAGGTGTAGCCACAGCGCGCGTTCGTACTGGTTCGGGATGGCTGCAAACGCGGCCTTGGCATCGTCACCAACGATGTCCTGGCTGATGCCCTCGATGACGTCTTGCCCGGCGCCGTCCGAGAGAAGCACGATGCGCTCAGCAACTTCCTCAATCTTCCGCCGTGCGCTCACATCCAAGGCCGACAGGACTGGCTCCATGACAGCGCGCTGTTCCTGCTTGCCCTGCTTCTTGTCCAAATCGGGCATCGCCAAACCGAACTCCCCTACCATGAATTCACGGAAGACCGCCAGCGGCAGGTGGCCGAGCAGCTTGGACAGGTTTTCAGCATCGTTCATTGGAATTCCCCTTTCGCAAAGTGTTGATCGGGTTGGCACCAGCCCGAGCCGCCCCGTCTTGTTCTTGGGGGTTGCAGACCGATTTTGTTCGGTACACCGAACGATTGGGATTATTTCTGGTCAAGAATGGGTTTGTCAAGCAGGTACGTTTTCGTTCGGTCTGGTGATATTATTTTCGGCTTGAAACAGACCAATTAGGAGAAATCGGTGCCATCACCCCTGGGCGACAAGATCCGCGCACTGCGGAAGCAGAAAAAGCTCAGCCTTGAACAACTGGCAGAGCTGACCGAATCCAGCAAGAGCTACATCTGGGAGCTGGAGAACAAGGACGACCCGAAGCCGTCGGCCGACAAGATCGGAAAAATCGCATCGGTGCTCGAGGTCACGACCGAGTTTCTGCTCACCGAGTCGACAGCGTCCCCGGGCGAAGAGGTCATCGACGAGGCCTTCTTCCGCAAGTACAAAAGCATGCCGGACGACACCAAGAAGCGGCTGCGCAAGATCCTCGATGCGTGGGATGACGACGAGTGACCGAGCGCAAGCAGCCGATGGCAGAGGCCAACCGCATCTCGTCCATGCTCAACATGGTGTTGGGATCGAACCGCTTTCCAGTCAAGGTCGACGAGGTCGCGCTGGAGTATTCCCGGCAGTGCTTTGCCGACTCGCCCGTGGACAAGGTCCAGGGTGAGGATCTGGAAGGTTTGGAGGGGATGCTGGCCGCCAACAAGGCGCGCTCGAAGTGGTTGATCGTCTACAACAGCGCCGTCCGATCCGAAGGACGCAAGCGCTTCACGATTGCGCACGAGTTCGGTCATTACATCCTGCACCGCCATGAGCGGAACCGATTCGAGTGCAGTGATGGCGACATCGAGACGGGTGACGGCCACGACCGAGACATCGAATCCGAGGCCGACAAATTTGCGTCGACCTTGCTGATGCCGCTGGACGATTTCAGGAAGCAAGTCGATGGCCATCCCATCAGCTTTGACCTCCTGGGTCACTGCGCCGATCGCTATGGCGTGTCGCTGACCGCCGCCGCACTGCGTTGGACGGAGATCGCCGAAAAGCGCGCCATCCTTGTGGCCAGTCGCGACGGCCACCTCCTGTGGTCAAAGTCGAACCAGGCAGCCTTCAGGTCCGGCGCCTACTTCGCCACGCGCAAGAACACCATCGAACTGCCGCAGGACGCTTTGGCGCACAGCAACAACCTCTTGGATGTTGGTGCCCAGATGCAAACCACGCGGGCGCAGACCTGGTTTACGCGCGAACCAGCGTCCATGCCGCTGACCGAAATAACCCGGGTCGCAGGCCAGTACGACTATTCACTGACACTGCTGCTGATGCCTGACGCCGAGTGGCAGCGGCCACGGCATGACGACGGCGAACCCGAAGAGGACACTTTTGACCGCTTCATCCGCAACCGGAGTTGACAGTCCAGACAAAGGCCTGCCAGGACAGATGGTTGTCACGACCAACTGTCCTGGCCCGCGCATGATCACCTCCTGTTAAGTGAGGGCAGTTGCGCAGTTGCGCGGTTGAAGATTTCTTGCTCGTTAGCGGTCAGCTTCTTGCCAGCGGATACCTGCGCTTTGGCGATCGCCTGGAGCGAAGTCGCGAGTGCAAGGAGAGTCTGGCGGTCGAGTCCGCGAAGCATTTTTTCATCAGCGTCGGTCATACTTTTTCCTTTCCATATCGTTGCTGGATTTCACCCTCCCAGTTCAGGGGTAGGCCGGGAACCTACGATGAGGATGCTCACATGTAGTGCATCAATCGGTCTAGCATCCACAGGACCTCGAAAGTGGGGGCCTGACTCGGTCGCGTTTTGGCTGCGCCGACACTGCAGCCAGCGCCAGCACGCAGGCCCTCGAAACTCCCTCATGGTGTCGGTGCAGGTTCGTCCGGAAAATTTCGCTATTCAAGCAGGTTTGATGGACAGGACCGATACCGATGCATGTAATCAACCACATACCACCCGACCGGATGACTCCGGAACAGCGTCGGCGCGAGGTCGCGTCCTTGCTGGCAAATGGGATCGCGCGCCTTCGTATAGCCGATGATTCCGAGTCCGCAAATGTTGCCAAAGATAGCGAAGTTTTACTTGGCTTTCATCGCAACCAGAGCGTTCATTCAGACCCCGTCAACAACACAAATACGGAGTCCTGATGAGCACGTCCACCAGCACCTTCACCACGCCACCATCGGTGGCCTCACAGATCGCGCGCTTGCCCGATCTGCCCATGCAAGAAATCAAAGCGCTCTGGCGACGGCTCTGTGGGGATGAGACGCCGACCCACAACCGTCAGTTTCTCGAACGACGTATTGCCTACCGCCTGCAAGAGATCGAATTCCGCAAGGTCGACCCCAACCTGCTGGAACGCAACAAACGCCGCATTACTTCTCTGATCAAGACCGGCAGCGTCAAAAAGCGCGATCGCGACTACCGGCCGGCAGCCGGTACCGTGCTGACCCGCGAGTACCACGGCGTCTTGCACCAGGTGATCGTGACGCAGGATGATCAGTACGAATACCAATCGCGGCGGTACCCCAGCCTGTCCGTGATAGCCCGTGAAATCACCGGCACACGCTGGTCCGGTCCGCTGTTCTTTGGGCTCAAGGCACCCGCGACGCCGAAGAAAACATCGAAGAAGGGAGCCCGGCTATGAGCGAAGTCCAGAAGCGCCGCATGCGCTGCGCCGTCTACACACGCAAGTCCAGCGAGGAAGGCTTGGACCAGGAATACAACTCCATCGATGCCCAGCGCGATTCGGGCCACGCCTACATCGCCAGCCAACGCGCCGAGGGTTGGATTCCAGTCGCTGACGATTACGACGACGCTGCTTTTTCGGGCGGCAATATGGAACGCCCGGCGCTGCGACGCTTGATGGCCGACATCGAGGCCGGCAAGATCGATGTGGTCGTCATCTACAAGATCGACCGTCTGACGCGAAGCCTCACTGACTTCTCCAAGATGGTCGAGGTATTCGAGCGCTACGGCGTGTCCTTCGTATCGGTCACGCAGCAGTTCAACACCACCAACTCGATGGGACGGCTGATGTTGAACATCCTGCTGTCCTTCGCCCAGTTCGAACGCGAAGTCACCGGCGAACGCATCCGCGACAAGATCGCCGCCAGCAAGCGCAAGGGGATGTGGATGGGCGGCGTGCCGCCGCTCGGGTACGACGTCGAAAACCGCCGACTGGTGCCCAACGAACGCGAGGCCAAGCTCATCCGGCACATCTTCCAGCGCTTCGTTGAACTGGGCTCCGGGACGATGTTGGTCAAGGAGTTGAAACTGGACGGTGCGACGTCGAAGGCATGGACCACGCAGGATGGCAAGACCCGCGATGGCAAGCCGATCGACAAGGGACTGATCTACAAGCTGCTCAACAACCGCACCTACCTGGGCGAACTGCGCCACAAGGAGCAGTGGTACCAGGCCGAGCATCCTCCCATCATCGACGCTGAGCTATGGGAGCAGGTACACGCCATCCTCGCCACCAACGGCCGGGTGCGCGGCAACGCCACCCGGGCGACGGTGCCGTATTTGCTCAAGGGCATCGTGTTTGGCAACGACGGGCATGCCCTGTCACCGTTTCACACGACAAAGAAGAATGGCCGCCGTTATCGCTATTACATCCCGCAGCGAGAGAACAAGGAGCATGCTGGTGCGTCCGGGCTGCCACGGCTGCCAGCAGCGGAGCTTGAATCCGCAGTGCTGGATCAGCTACGGGTGATCCTCCGGTCACCCGGCCTTCTCGGCGACATGCTGCCGCAGGCGATCAAACTCGACCCGACACTGGACGAAGCCAAGGTCACCGTCGCCATGACACGGCTCGACGCCATTTGGGATCAGCTTTTTCCGGCCGAGCAGACGCGCATCGTCAAGCTGCTGGTCGAGAAAGTGATCGTGTCGCCCAACGACCTGGAGGTGCGGCTGCGCGCCAATGGCATCGAACGCCTGGTGCTGGAACTGCAGCCGGCGGGTGCGGCCCAGTCCGAGGAGGCATTGGCATGAGCGAGATCCGTATCCAGAAGACGGGTGAACCCGACGTCATTGAGGCCAGCGATGGGCGGCTGACCTTGTCGGTGCCGATCCAGATCAAGCGGCGCAGCGGGCGCAAGCTGGTCACGCTACCGATCGACCCGGTGACGGGTGAGTCTGCCAAGGCCCGACCCTGGGACACAGCCACCACGCCGCTGCAACTGGCGCTGGCCCGTGGTCACCGCTGGCTGGCCATGCTGGAGTCGGGCCAGGCCAAGTCGCTCAAGGAGATCGCCGCCCGGGAAGGAGTCGATAACAGCTACGTCAGCCGGATGGTCAACCTGACCACGCTGGCACCGGACATCGTGGCCGCCATCCTGGACGACACTATGCCGAATCATGTCACGCTGTTTGACCTGGCGGTCGATCCGCCTGCGCTGTGGGAGGAGCAGCGAAGCCGGCTCGTGTAA